TTAAAAGGTGTATATCTCTTGAAATTGCATTAACTCTTGAGCGTAAAACATGAATTTCATCATCTTCAAAAACAACATTAACATTATTTCTGAAAAGCATTTCATAATATGAAACAAAGCTAAAATACGAATTAAAAATTGAATTTACACTTTCTTCCAATTGAGGAAAGTATAATCCAGTTAATGTTTTAATTTTATTATTAATAGATATACTTGCATTTGGCACATTCAAGGAGGTTTTCTCGAGCATTGCATGATATGTTTTAAAAGCTTCTGAATTCCAAACTTCTAAGTTGTCATAAAGTTCTTCTGCTTTCTGCAAATAAATTTCTTTTCTCTTTTCTTCCATTTGAAACTTGTGCTGTTGTTCCATTCGTTCTTTATTCTGAGAATTAGTGTAAACAACACCTATAAAGGTGAAAATTGAACCAAATAATGCAGCTACAGGGATAGCTTTGATAAGTTCTTTAGTAATTTCTACTTCCATTATTAACTTCCTATATTATGAAGTTGTTATCTACTCTTCCGGTTGCATTTTGCACAATATGGTACATTTTTACCATTCACTTTATACCAATACCTGTGAGCATTAACTGTTAAATATTTCCCGCATGAATAACAGTTATGTAAATCGGGACGACTGTTATAAAAAATAATTGCTATAAAAATAGCAATTGAGCCTAATATAAATAAAATTATATTAATACCTTCTTCGTTCATATTAACTCCCTGTTCTTTGAGATATTTCACCAATTATATCTAAAAGTTGGCTTTGTAGGTCAGATAAATATACATCATGTGTCTTATTTTGCTCTTTAAGTGTTTTATACATGGATTCATGTTCCTTTGCTGACCACTTATAACGGTGTACGAGTTGAACATCAGATGGTTTAACTTTTCCCCAAGGCGTAGACATAACATTGTCATGATAGGAAATTCTACAATCTGCCCATGGGCCAGTTGGAGGTAAGTAACCGCGATGCATTATTGAGATCAACTTCTCTATTGGTTTAGATGCTTTATTTGCTTTTACGTACCGCCTTACCTGACGTTCACTAACACCTAGTTCTTTAGCTCCTTTTGCATAGTCATAGCCGAATAATGACACAAACTGCAATTTAAAGTTTCCCATTGTGATTTACTCCTTTATTAAAAATCACAATGCGAACTTGGCATAGGTGTTAATTTTCGCTCCCCCCCTATTAGTATACGGGGGGAGGGGTGTTAATCTCGGCTTCGTCATTATCTGAATTTCCGTAATTGTTTATCAAGGGCGCAAGCGCGGGCTATGTGAAACTAAGTAAATGGTTTGCGCTGCGCTTGGTAACGACCGACTAGCAACAATGCTAAATTTATATCTGTGTTCGGTCTACATGGCTAAAGCCATAAGTAATAGGTTCGTACACTCGGCTAGTCACTGGTACGTGATAATTGTATTAATTATTACGTACCAGAATCAAAAGTACGTAATAAGTTACGTACCACTAAATAGCCTTTTTCATACGACCAGTTTTAACACTTCGAGCCATAAAGGGAATATGGTCAGGGTTATCGATTAAGAAATCTATCATCTGTTTAATTTCAACTTCTGAATCATCTGGTATCCAAAGGGTAACTTTCTTTAACCCTCTATCTCTTTGTTTCTTTTCGTACTTTTGATTTCTAGTCATAGTGTCACCAGTGACGGGTATTAGATAAATGTATATAGATTAAACAAGCCGCTACGCTCAGGCTTCGCTTGGCGGCTTGTTATAAATCTAAATTGATGATGTGAAAGCGAATGTATTTTCATTTGAATCATCAGAATTTTGTGGTGATGGTTGGGAATATGGGTTTGGGCTACAAAAAGCGCGATACGCAAAGTCGGTTTTTGACTGCCTAATAATGACATTACAAGGACTAAAATACTGGATACTAAAGCCCATGCTCGCCAGTTCGTAAGAGTCGATACTAAAATTACCATATTTATCTGTTATAAATTCAAAGATAAATTCACGATGCGTTCGGTCTGGCCGCTTTACTTCTTGAACCCCAGTAACAAAAATATCAGTCGCGCCATAGGGTAAACCTACAGAAATAGGTTGACCATTAAGAACCTGAAAAGCAGCATTATCAGGATTAGGACTACTATTTTTTTGAGTATCGACCATACCCACTTTAGTGGTTTCTTCGACACTTTCCATAGCGCTTTCATGACTGGTGAAATACCATATCCAATACAGTATGCACAAAAAGACCAAAGTAATTGGAAGGGCAAAAACAGGATTGTGTAAGAGATTTTTACCCTGTCCTTTTGTAATACCTCCGGTAGCCGTTGACTTGTAGCACTTGTGTACTTCGATTGGGATTTTCTTCCAGACGATAGTACTCGATTTGTTTGGGGTTTTACCGTCAAGTTTTGGGTTGTGCTCGAAGATTCGCGGTCTTCTGTTGTAGTAAGGGATTGATGCGAGTCCATCAAAGTATTTGTGAGAATAGGCGTATTGGCTGACGTTTCTAATGTATTTGTGGACTGAGGTAATATCTGGGGTACAGACGATAATATCCCAATTGTATTTTCGGTGTCGCATGTAACACTCTTTGAGTGTTTTGGGGTAAATAATGTGGCCATGTTCGTTAAATAACTCCCTTCCTAAATCATCAGTATCACCACTTGTTAAGTTCTCAGGTTTAAACTTTTCAAGTTGTTCATAGTGGTATTCGTACCAGTGAACGGGTATCAAATCTTTGTAATTATCGATGTGTTTATAGTTACAGCTTTCGGGTTTAAACGTTGCTTCAGTTGGGTAAACGTCTTGCACTTCATCAATTAAAACTAATGCGCCTGTTGGCATCCAGTGATACCAATTACGCCATAGTTGTTGGCCTTCTTCGTTTTGTGATGATAAGCGCCAAAGCTGGGCTGACTCTGGAAAGGTTTCTTGAAGCTCGGTTTCAATTTCTTCAAGCGGTAAAATACCCTCGATATTGGTAACAACTAAGCGGCCTTTTCTGAGGGCTGGTAACACTTCGAACCATGTAGCGCTGGCAGATTTGAAAGAACCTGGCGCACCATGAAAAATTGATGAAGCCATATTATATAAACCTCAAAACATAACGAGCGACTAATGCTTGAATAATGATATTAACACCATCAAAAAAGCGCATATCAACAAGTGCTGCTTTTACATCTTGTGGTAAAGCATTTGAAGCAGAGGTAACTTTTGAGGCAATTTGAAAGTTTTCCAGAATGGTTTTTGCAACTGACCAAGCGAGTTTAATCGCTTCGAGTTCCGCAGCAATTCGCATAAGAGTCCACTTTTCTACAATATAAGCCAACGCTCGTTCAAAGAAACTTGGTACATCATCATCAAGGAAAGACCAAATATCAGTGAAATAATCTCCTACTTTTTGGGCGAAATTAGCAAGCCCTGTCGGTTCATCCGCTGCGATAGCGAGCATAGGTATGAATAAGAAAATAAGGAATAGCGTTTTAAATTTCATATTATGGCCCTAGTAATATGTAGAGAGCAGTTAAGGAAGCAACGAGTAAAATGGCAGCAGCAATCATTTGAAAAAACTCCGATAAACGACCAAGCCCCATGTCAACTTCAACACCTTTTATGGTGACCATTCGTTCTTCATAACCACCACCAAGCGCGGGGTTAATGTCAAAAAGAGCCTTTGTTTCACTTTCTATTTGGTCAAAATAGTCTTTAAGTTCGATTTTTTTATCGTCAATTTCTTGTGTAACTTCTGCTAAATCAGCATCGGTGAATATACCATTCAGGCCTTTATCGGGGTTTTTCCTCGTTGTTTTAACATCAAATTTATCCTTTTTTGTATTTTTCTTGATGTCTTCTAGTAGAGAATTCCCTTTATCTTGCCCGCTTTTCAATCTCTTTAAGGTGTTATTGCCGTTACCGATTTCATCTTTTATTGCTGCCAATAATTCATTGGATGTTTGAGTTTCTTCGGCCATTCTATCGAGTCGTTGTTCATGTGATTCGATACCATCGAGCATATTATTATTAATAGCATCTAAGTTATCGTTCACTTGGTTCATCGCTTCTAACACCTCGGTTTTGTCCGTATTATCTGTGTCTTCTGGGTCAGGCCTGTCTTCTGGGTCAGGCGTTGGGTTTGGGTCTGTCGGGTCTTCTGGTTCAGGGTCAGTTGGGTCATCAGGTTCAGGTTCTGGATCAACGGGGTCTTCTGGTTCAATTGCACAAGTAGCTGGTTCTTGAGAGCCATATGAAACGGGCATGTAATAACCGCCGTCATCACCAGTCTTTATTTTACATTGAGTACCATCAGGGTTATTAAAACAAACTTCACGACTACCACCACCCGTACCAAATATAAAGGGGTCATTATCTGTTGGTGCAGGACAATTATCATCAGGGTCGGGTTCTGGTTCTTCACCATCATCATCTAATGGTTCACCACAAAACATGGGTGGTGAGCTTGGCTCTGTAGGTTGAGGAATTTTAGGAACACCTATTTTATGTTTTGGAAAATTTGTAGGTGGACACTCATGTTTCCAGTCAGTTGATATTAAACGACCATTATATTGACCGTTGCTGGTTTTGATTCCAGATTCAACACCAAAGGTATCGCAATCCCCATATCTACAATTTACATAGTCTAATGACCATTTGTTAGGAGTATCAAAACTTATATTGGAATAAGTTGACCAAAAGCCATCAGAAACTTTTCTATCCGCGTAAGCTATAACAAGGGGAAGCCAATATTCCTGACAAGCACCAACACTATTAAATTGAGAAGTTATAATCGGTTTATAGTTGTTATCTACTGTGCATTCAAATGTATATGAAGGTGTAGACTCTGGTTCTACTAAAGTATCAGGATTATGAATTGCTTTAGAGTATGGAACAAAAAAAGCGCTACTAAGCGCCAATAAAAATATTAGTAATCGCATGTAAGCGCCTTTGAGGAAAGGGCGGTTTTACCCGCCGTTGTTAACTGGTTCTTACGCCACTGGAAAATCCTTCAACGAAGCACCAGACCAGAAATGACGCAAGACCAATTGAAGTAACCATCTTAGTTACGCATTTTTGATAAAATCATACCAATACAAAAACCTACAGCCGCCACTGTAATTAAAATTGTTACTACGGCGGTATAGTTAGTTGTTGCATCAGCACCAGCCGCATCAATTGCCGCAGTATGGTCAGCAGCAAATGCAGAAGCAGAACCAAGAGCAGAAGTAATTAAAAGGCCAGCTTTAGCGCGTTTTGAAGCTAAGATATTTTTTACGTTATTCATGTGTATTTCCCTGTAGGGTTAAGTTTTACCCATAGTACGGACGACACGACCAATACCATGAGCAGTTACAAAAGCGACTAACGCCGCCGTGTTAATTAAGCCGAAAGTGGCTAGGTCAAAAGCAAACAATTCATTAAGAACGTTTACTAAATTTTGTTGTTGAAGCTGTTGAAATTCAGCTTGTGTCACCATCACAAAATCACAAACACCTGTAACGGCTTTTAGTGTTTGGTCTGGTTGGATAGCGACACATTGAGCCATTGCTATTTCACCAATTGAACATCGGAAACGATGTTTCGAGACATGTTTCGCGCATCTGGTTGAAGTGTTAAATCAACTTCACAAATGCCATGCTCAGCGGTAATTGCTTTGAATTTGTTGTAAAGCGTTTGGTCTTCAAGCATTTCGACGCTCTTAGGTTCGAAGCCACATTTTTGAATATTGTGGTCGCCTTGAATGTAATCTTGCTCAGCTACTAAGTAAGAGATAGACGAAAAAGAGTAGGGTTTAGCTGCACCTGATTTACTCGATACGCCGCGGCCCATAGCCGCAGATAATAAAATTACTTTCATGTTGTTAACTCCATTTGGTTGGGTGGGGTAATACAGGCCTGATTAATAGAGTCGGGTATATCCCAAGGATTTAGGCCTTTGGTTAAACGATTAATAATTTCATCACTTGTAAGTTCTTGTATGTGATGAAGGTAATTTACAAACTTGCTATAAGACTGAATGCAGTAGCGTTCTAGTCTCTCGGCCACAAGCGCACCGTTGTGTTTTCTTTCTCTACTCGTAGTTCTGATTTCAAGACGTTCAGCAGTAATAAAATCAAAAGCGGGATAGGCAGCAGCAAAAACGGCATCGGTATTGAGAAGTGCATCCAAGGAGATAACACGGTCAATACTCCTAAGCTCAAGCTCAGCACGAACCCAATTAGGCTGAGATTCACTTTGCATTTGCTTTCCTTTTTCATACATTCGCGCCATTTTTCCATTTTTGCGACTCCCTACATAAAGAGTATTTCCGCCATTGGCTATGCAGTCATAACGTTTTTGCCAACCGTGCTTTTTCTTCCATTCGGCCTGTTGTTCAGCAGTTAATTTTTGTAGTTCACCCGTCTGAATAAAAGAGAAAGAGGGCGCTTGGTTGGTTTTACAAAAGCCGCCTTCTTCTAAATTTTGGAAGTAATCAAACACGGTTCTATTGCCTTCGTAATCATCGTAAGCAATATCTAAACGGGTGATTTTTACGTTAGGCATTTTCTTTAACATGGTATGTAATTTAGGAATATCTAAGCCAGCGCAACCAGTACCAGAAAATGAAACCATGACACCGCCATTGTTAGCACCCCAAGCAATCACACCTGAATTTACATCGTGACGGTAAAGCGTTGCAGACTTTTCATAAGTGAACATACCGCCTGTGTTATTACGGTATGACCAGCTCAAGGTATCGCTTGTTAAGCGGTCAGCTTTAGTTGCAACTTCGGTGTTCATTAAGTGCATGAAATGTGAAATATCACCTTCAATTAATGAGGTTAGTGTTTTATAACGCTTTGTTTTTCTTACTACATTTTTAAGAAAGTGTGTACGTTCTTCATTCGGTATCTGTTTGATTGAACTGTAATTTTTATAGCGTTTATTGTTTTCAAACAGCTCATCGTAGTAGTAATCAGAGCTAAAATTAACGGTTTCAGTTACGTCAATTTCGAGGTCATCGGTTGCATTTTGGTCGAACATTTCAGCGCATAACATGGCGTTATAAGCCTCTTTGTAAGAGTTAAAATCGCCATTTCCAAAGGCTAATTTTGCGTCAAAACGTAAGCGAGCAACTTCATCAGGACAAAAAACAACCGTTAAATAATCGATTTTCGTTAGGTTTTGGATAGGGTTTTTAGCGTTCTGGTTCATAGTCAAATGCTCCAGAATCAAACAATTCTTGCCAATTATTGTCATCTACATCAATAATTTCAAACGATTCACGGCCACAGTAATCAATGCAAAATGCCATTGCCTCTGCGCGTGAAGAATACATAAGCGGGTGTTCAATTTTATTGAAACCTAGTGCGTATTCTTCGATGCCTGAAATGTATTGAAGGTAGAATTTCAACTTAGAATCCTTGTTATAATGACTAACTGTCATTCTTGAATGTTTTGAAGTCTAGCTATCATCATTGACAGTTGTCAACTTTTTATTTATCAAGATTGACAGTTATAATTAACTTAGCGAGGAGAAATGCTATGAACTTTAGTTACGAACTAATTGAAAAATATAAAAATTTCATGGGTTACAGTCAGGACAAACAAGTTATTTCTGACTTTGAAGAATTTAACTCAGGGAATATGTCTCAAATCAAAAAGGGTACGCGTCATTTAACGGCGAACCAATGCATTTTTATGGCTAATACTATTGGTATGGATCAAAAAGAGGCTTTATTGAAGCTTGCTATTGAAAAATCAAAATCTAAGGAAGAAGGCAAAATTTGGTCTGATATTGTAAAAAAGATTAGTGCAGCATGTGTAGCGCTAACACTAGTTGCAGGCCTAGCAAACGCTCCAACTGAGGACGCATTTGCGTAA